GAGGGTTTTGCCCATCAAGATCCAGAAAGTCATCTTCACTCAAGGCAAGAACTTCAGAAGGTCTAGCACCTGTATAGAATTGGATTTTTAACAAGTACCATGCAAGATGAGTCCTGTAATCAGAAAGTTCTGTTTTTGATCTCTTGGCAAAGAGCGCATTCAGTATTTGTTCCACTTCATCATCTCTAAGGCTGACATCATTTGTTCGAGTAGGTACTTTTGATTTGAGAGGGCGAAGCATTAACGTTTTATCGGTGACATTGATACCATCCATCTGAGCAGCACGATATATTGACCGCCATATGCTTAAGACGCGTTTGAAGCATCCTTGTGTATGAGTCTCAATGTACTTGGCATTGGCTGCCTGTATTTGACCAGCTGTAAGTTCAGTGATTTTTATTGATCCTAATCCTTGATCAGCGATTGCTAGTTTGTAGTTCCTTCTATGTTCCTTTACAGTTTTAACACTGCCTGGAAATAGTTCAAAGGTTCTTTCAAATAACATATCAACAGTTGGGGCATTTAATACAATCAGGGAATTCCGAATATCAGTTAATGTTTTATCTCTGACTGCTTTTGCTGCCTCAAATGCATCTGCAACACTTTCGAAATCCTTTCCAGATACGGTTTGATTGAAGACACATTTGTCTCCCGTTCTTCGGTCAGTATATCGGATGTTTATCTGAAACGATGTTACTCCTTTGTTTGTGCGTTGAATGATATGCTTCTCATGTCGCATTTTCTTCTTTGACATGTTTACCTCCTTACTTCTTATCGGTTATAATGAGGTATAGGAAAAGGCTACGCAGTCGATTCCTGATACCAATAGTATAGACGGCTAGGTCTGTACTATTTTTTAGATTGTTTTGGTAATTTTAAACGAATATAGTCCCAATACATTTAGATGTTTAATAGCATCGTTATTAAAATCGAAGAGAAAAACTCCCTTGCTTTTATCTGATGATTCGTTGTTGAACAGACATGGCCGGCCTTCACGATTTATGAAATATGTGCCGTAATAGTAATCTTTTCCATCACAGAATATGCCGACGTTCGTATCATTTGCAGTATCAGATTTACAAAAAATATAGATTTCTCCAGTTTTCATTCCATTTAATCGCATTGCTTCGCTGTCAACGTACCAGGCAAAATATTCTGCGTTTTTTGTAGGAAGAAAAGAATCTGGCACAGATACATAGGTGAGGATATTTGAATCTGAAAAGAATTCTTCAACAGTATCTGCCTTGCCATAACATGGGATAGCTCGTGCGTTTGCTGTGTCAGGTTTAACGATCTCTTCAAATTCTTCATCAGTCAGATCGCCGATGATTTTAGATGGGGAAATTCGCAATGTTTTTGCTAATACAGCAATTTTAGAACTGCCAATCTCACTAATTGTTCCGGCTTCCCATTTGTAATAGGTTGCTACATTGACATCGCAAGCTTTTGCTACTTCTTCACCAGTTAGTCCTAGTAGTTTTCTTTGGCTTTTTAACAATTCGCCAATCTTGTTTTCCATTGCTTTCAGCTCCTTACAGATATGATAATAGCATTAACTCGCCAAAAAGCAAATCATGAAACAAATGTAATAGAAATAACTTGCGTTCAAGCGTTGACAATTGTAATTGTCGGATGCATTATGTAGTTATATCTTAGTTGGGGAGGAGGGGGAACCAATGAAAACGGGCATGCTGCAGCAAGCGATGAAGAAAGGAGAAATTTCGGATCAAAGAATGGCAAAGTACCTGAAAATCAAAAGCACTACGTTCAAGGAGAAATTGGATGGTCAGTCAGATTTCTCAGTGCGTGAGATTCAGGTATTGAAGAAGAAGCTGGATTTGACCGATGAAGAGGTAGATTCTATTTTTTTTACCAATTAGTTTGCTTTAAAGCAATTTGCACATAAGCATAAAATGTTGAAAATTTGCAATAATGCAATATTATGCAGAAAATGCATATTGGTGCAGATTATCGATGTGGAAAACTTGAAAGGAGGAGGTTGCGCACGACAGAATTGTTAAAAACTGAAGAAATGCATGAAAGATATGGATTGCATCGAGCCAAGCTTAAGGATTTACGTGAAGCGGGATTGCTTGTAGGGACAAAGCTAGGACACGGGTATTCTTACCGGCAGCAAGATGTAGATGAGTTCCTTGATAAAACAAAGGGACTGGACCTTAGTAATCGCAACAAAATCAGAGTAGCAGCAGCATTAATTCGCAGCAAAGAAGTAAGTCAAAGACAATAGAAGGAGGGTCTGATGGAGAACAAGAATTCTTCTCCGAAAAAACACCAGACAAACAATAACGACTATTTAGGAATAACAAACAATAAATGGACACCATCTGCTGACATCAAATTACCGAACAGGGAAGTACGCAGCAGAGTAATGGCATACAATAATAACTTTGGAAATAATGAGCAAAACACATATATTCTTCATTCTGTCAAAGGATACAGGATGACCAGTGATTTGCGTGAAATAGAACAATCAATTAGTAAAGATATTGGTAACTATCGGCATTGCCTGAAGCGACTGAATGATCGTATGAGATCTTTAAAGACGATTCGGAATGAGAGGCTTGATCTTCGATGAGATTGCATAGGATCAAGATGAAAGTGGCCAATATCCAAGAGGATATTGAAAAGGATCGTTCCACATACATTGGTGGAAGTGATGCTGGAGCAATCATTGGTGTAAACCCATATAAATCTGAGTACACATTATGGGCTGAGAAGACCAATAAGATTGATCATGATTATAGTCAAAACGAGGCCATGCTCGAAGGACATGACCTGGAGGAGTATGTTGCACAGAGATTTGCTCTTGCGACAGGGAAGAAGATTAGAAGGAGCAATGCAAGGTACTCTATTCATGAACATCCTTACATTGTGGCTCACATTGATCGGTTAATCGCTGGGGAATCAGCAGGATTGGAGTGCAAAACAGCATCTCCGATGTCGAAATTCGATTATGAGAATGGAGAATTCCCAGAATGGTATATCATTCAATGCTTGCACTATATGCTTACCACAGGCAAGAAGCATTGGTACCTTGCAGTATTGGTCTTCCAAAAGGGGCTGTACTGGACCAGAATCGATTGGGACAATATCAAAGTAAATCAGCTTTTAGCAGCAGAGATTCATTTCTGGACAATGGTATTGTCGGGGATTGCACCAGAGGTTGATGGCAGCGAAGATGCCGGGCATACATTAGACCAGCTCCATAAAGGAGTGGACGAAGAAGTTGATCTCTCTGCACTAGAAGAGGAAATGAGAATCCTTGTGCTGAAGCAGCAAGAGATCAAAGAAGCCAAGGCAGAAATCCAAGATATCCAGAATCAGATCAAACAGGCCATGGGAGATTGTGCTGTAGGTCATACGCCACACTTTGAAGTAACCTATAGGCCATACCTTACCCATCGGTTTGATTCTACAAAGTTCAAGCAGGAGCATCCGGCAGACTATGAACTGTATTGTGATGTATCTCAAAGCCAAAAATTCAATCTGAAGGAGATCAAATGATTGACCCAGGATTGTATTTAAAAGACTGTGTTGAGGGGATGCATACAATCGATGATGGAAGTATTGATCTGACAGTAACGTCTCCACCCTATGATAATTTGAGAACATACAATGATAGTTCCACATGGAACGATGATGTTTTCAAAGCGGTCTCAAATGAACTGTACCGGGTTACAAAAGATGGAGGCGTGGTTGTTTGGATTGTGGCAGATTCTGCTAAGGAAGGTAATGAATCTGGCACATCATTCCGCCAGGCACTGTACTTCAAGGAGATTGGATTCAAATTGCTGGACACAATGATTTGGTTTAAAGAATGTTTCTCGTTTCCTTCAAGCAACCATTATCCACAAACCTTTGAATACATGTTTGTATTCACAAAAGGGAAGATCAATACATTTAATCCAATCAAGGATCGAAAAAATCTCAATGTGGGAAGGAAGATTCATCCAACCTATCGTCAAAAGGATGGCAGCATTTTGAAACCCGATTTGTCACATCGGACCAATCTGATTACACAAGAATATGGAATCCGGTATAACGTTTGGCAACAGCCATCGGAAAAACACAATATCACAGGTCATCCTGCAGTATTTCCTGTAGACCTTGCTCGTGACCATATACGGTCATGGAGTAATCCAGGTGACCTGATTCTTGATCCATTCACAGGTAGTGGAACAACAGCGATTGCATGCAGCTCATTGGATCGAAGATTCATAGGATTTGAAATTGATCCAGCTTATTACAATGCAGCAAAATATCGTATCAGTGAAGCAACAAAACAAATGAAACTGTTCTAACAGTTGGAGGGATAATGACAGCTACAGAGAATTCGGTGCCGGTAGTGGCACCTAAGAAAAAGACGTTACAGAACACAATTGAAAGAATGATGCCTGAGATTAAAAAGGCATTGCCAAACACACTTACACCAGAAAGATTCATTCGCATCACATTATCAGCAGTCAGTAATAATCCAGTATTAAAAGAATGTACACAGTTATCCTTCTTGTCAGCAATGATGGCAAGCGCACAAATGGGTTTGGAGCCAAATACACCATTAGGCCAGGCATATATCATTCCATTTAAAAATCATGGCACATATGAAGCACAGTTTCAGATTGGTTACAAAGGATTGATCGATCTGGCATATCGTTCTGGTCAGGTAAAAACCATCTATGCGGAAGAGGTCCATGAAAATGATAAATTCGAATACGAATTGGGGTTAAATCCGAAGCTTGTTCATGTGCCGGCAGATTCAAATAGAGGGCAAGTCACCCATTATTATGCAGTTTTCAAACTGGTTAATGGTGGAGAAGGCATGTTTGTGATGTCGAAAGAGGATGTTGATATTTACGCAAGAAAGTATTCAAAGGCATATTCAAAGGAAACATCACCATGGAAGAGTAATTTTGATGCCATGGCTAAGAAGACGGTCATTAAGCAGGCATTGAAATATGCTCCATTATCAACAGATTTTGTGAACCAATTGAGCCAGGATGAGACGATCAAAAACAAGATGTCAGATGACATGAGTTTGGAGACAGATGAGACCGACTGGAAGGTTTTTGATGCAGATACCGGCGAAGTGATTGATGAGGCTCCTGTGGCTTCTAATGAGGCGACAGAATGATAAATACAGTCACCCTTACTGGAAGACTCGGTAAAGATATTGAATTAAGAAAAACAACGTCTGGATTGTCTGTGACTAATTTCAGCATTGCCAATGAGCGTAGCAGAGGTGGACAGCAGGATAAGGTGACAGACTGGATCAATTGTGTGGTTTGGAAGCAGGGAGCAGACTATCTGTCCAATTATGCCCATAAAGGCGACATGATTGGAATTACAGGTAGGCTGCAGAATTCTAGCTATACAGATCGGACCACAGGGAAGACCATTACCGTAACAGAGGTACTGTGTGATCATGTAGAAATTGAATCAAAGAAACAGGCAAATGCCGATCCATATGCTCCACCAGAAATCCATCATGTAGAGCCAGCTCAGGAACAAAACGAGTCATCAATCGATTACTCTAATCTGCCTTTCTAATGCAATGAATAATGGATTCGTAGTAACAGATCGACGGATTCTGGATTGGGAATGGTTTACAGATCCGAAGACGGCTCATCTTTGGGAATATCTGCGAATCAAGGCTAACTGGAAAGAGAACAAGTGGAAGGGTCTGGTCATTCATCGCGGCCAGACTCTTGAAACTCTTGAAGGGATGTCATCGGCAACTGGTTTATCAGTAAAGTCAGTTCGGACAGCATTAAATCACTTAATTTCGACAGGTGAAGTGGCAGAAGAAGTGACAAGATATGGAAGGGTAATAACTGTAGTAAATTACAGCAAATTTCAAGATTTATCAGTTATGACCGGCAGCCCAGATGGCAGCAACATCGGCAACGAAGTGGCAAGCAAAGGGCAAGGAAGTGGCAACGAAAGGGCAGCACTAGAACAATATAACAATAGTAACAAAGGTAACAATAGTAATAATAGTAGGACCTTCATCAAACCAACCATCGAAGAAATCCAGCAGTACATTCTGGAGAAGGGATATCATTTTTCATCAGATTCTTTCTTTAACCACTATGAAAGTAATGGATGGATGATTGGCAAAAACCATATGAAAGATTGGAAGGCATCCTGTAGATATTGGGAAAGCAGACAGAAGACTCAGCCAAACAATCAGCAGCATCAAACAACAGGTAATTATTTTATGGATCAGTTAGTAAAAATCCAGGAGGGTGAGAATGAAGACAAGTGATATTCTCAAAGCATTAACTTTAATCAAAGTGGCATATCCACAGGCATTCAATAAAATGTCACCACAGGAAATGGATGCAATGGCCAATCTGTGGATGATTCATTTCAGGGATAAAACTGCAGAAGAGCTATTATATGCAGTGAATTTCTATATAGCGAATAATACATCTGGTTTCGCACCAACAATCGGAGAATTGAATGATATCATTTACCGCCATTACTACCCGGAAATCTCTGAATTTGAGGCATGGTCTGCATTTAAGAAGGCCCTGCCTCAATGCAGTGATTTACCTGCAGCAAGAAAGGAATGGGCCCAGTTACCAGAAACAGTTAAGGCTATGACTAATCCAGGAGATCTTTGCCGCATAGCAAAGATGAATACCGATCAAGTGGATACGACAGTTGCTGCAATGTTACGTAAATCTGTGACAGTGGTAAATGAACGAATTAAGGAACAAGCACAACTACCCTCGTCGATCAAGAATTTGCTCTCGTATAAAATAGTGAAAGATGACTCTAATGACGGAAACTTGGATTAAAAGTGCAGAATATAGAATCAATGTTTTTCTTGATTATTGTTATGAACTTCCTGCATTGTATGACCATATTTATCAAATCCAATCGGAACTGAACAAATATGGGGTAAATTCACCAAAAATCATCAGCCAGGAAGAAGCAAAATATCAAAAGGGTACCATGGTTTATACTGATGCTGCATTATTGGAGAAAATAGAGGTGAGAGATTCTCTGATCAAAGATTATTTGTACAAAGATTGGTATTGCCTTAAGATTCAGAAATTCCTTGAAACATTGCCGCCAGAAGATGTAGAACTGCTCTCTATGAGATATGAGAGAAGATGTACACTGAGGCAGATTGCAGACATTTACTATTCAAATAAAGATTCTGTCCAAAAGAAAATACAGGAAATAATAGTAAGATTTTAAACTGAATAATTATATAATGTTTACAGGTAGAAATAATTATGTGGGAAACTATATTAATCAGTTTAATTACAAGTATTGTCGTAAGTATTCCAACGTTTATTTTTGGATTGAAATCAGGTAAAAATCAAGCTGATAGGGTAAAGTTACAATTACTTTATAAAAGCTTATATACAAATCTCAGAGATATAAAGGAAGGATTGCAAAGAAGTAACCCTAAACACATCAATGACCTGGATTACAAACTTTCAGAATATTCTGTAAAAAAATCATCATATTATGTTCCCACAGCTGAAAACATGGAATTAATAGGTGATTCAATTTATCTAGAACAAGATCTTTTCAATAAAGCAAAAGATATAGAAAGCAAAGCATTACAGTATTCGGATGATATTGATGACGAATTATATGAAATTATGAAAATCATCGAAAATGATCCAGAATTAATGAGTATGGGTCTAAATATTGATGAAGACGTTATTAATGGCGTACATAAGATACGTTCAGGTAATCCAGACAATTGCCATGATAATTATGAAATAAATTTAGCATTGTTATTTGATCCTGCATCATGGGAATCAACGATATCAAAATTGGATGATGAAAAAGATGAAATTGAATTATATTTAATTGGAAAACAGGGCCCATTTACAGTAACTGGCATTACGCTATACAGAAATGGTCTGAATGTTAAATATAGTGAATTTGCTGCGAAAATGATTCAGGAAATATCAAACAAAGTGACAAACTATACTGCCTTATGCAATAAGAGAATTGAATACATAAAAATACTTGATGAATGTGAAAAGAAATTAGAAAAACGTGCTCAAGAACCAATATCTTTTTGGGAAACAGTTGGCGGAGCAATCAGCGATGTTTTTCATTAAAAGACATGTCGATTGAAAATATAGGCTATTATAGGTATGTGAGAGAGCGAGATCATTATGGTCTTGCTCTTTTTTCATGCGTATGAAGGAATATACAGATGACCAACTGAAGACAGGTGACTGGGTAAAGACGATATCAGAACAATCATACAGAGGATGGCATGCCTTTTATCATACTTCTCAATGGAAGAGTAAGAGGCTTGCTGTACTAAAACGTGATCATTATCAATGTCAGATATGCCGACAAAAAATACCAGCCAAGTATTCTAAGGCAACTACAGTACATCACATTAAACATTTGAAGGATGTACCTGAGCTTGCCTTGACTGACAGTAACCTTATTAGTCTATGTGAGGATTGTCATAAGGATATGCATCCGGAATTGGCCAACAAATCAAGGAAACCTTCATTTACAAACAAAGAACATTGGTGATCCCCCTGGTCAAAAAATATGAAAAGCGATTGCGGTCCTAGAGACCGGCGTCAGAGTGACTTTGAACGATATTTCGCTTACGCGCGCGAGATTTAAAGGAGAAATGTGCATGTGAATAAGAAAACGGAACGGAACAAGGTTCAAAAGGATCTTCTAAAACAGCTAACCAACATGGGTGCTGATACTGATCTGTTCAAAGACATGATCAACAAGTATATGAATCTGTGGGATGGCGTAGATGAAATGGAGGCGGATATTAAAAAGAACGGTTACAAGTATATGGCAATATCATCCACAGGTAAGGAATACGAAAAAATGAATGAATATGTAAAGCTGCTGCCGATCTATATCAAGCAAATGCAATCATTGCTCCATGAAATGGGAATCACGACAGACGCAGTGACAACGGATAAGGATGAAGACGCATTATAACAAGTACATAGACCAGTGGATCGATATGATCAAAGGCAATAAGATCGTTCATTGCCGGGAGCAGGAACTTCTGATTGATAATATCGTCATACCAGTATTGAACAGACCAGATGTCATCATTGATAATGAGCGAATCGAAAAAGGCTTAAGCTTACAGAAATACTTTCCATACCGATTATTACCATGGGAACTATTTCAATTCGCAATGATTGTCGGTGTATTCAGAAGATTGGATGATGGATATCTGGATATCTATTTTCATGAGATCCATGACATTATTGGTAGAGGAGCAGGCAAGAATGGTTTTATTGATTTCCTGGCATTTTACTTTATCTCTCCATACCATGGTGTTCCTGGTTATAACATTGACCTGATTGCCAATGGTGAAGAGCAGGCAGCAACCTCGATCAAGGATTTATACGATATTGTAAAGAATCCGGTGGATGAGAAATATGCCAAAGCATTGGCAGCCAATTACAAAGCAACGGTAGAGAAAGTTACCGGCAGGGCAATGAAGGCTGAATTCCGGCTGAACACTACTTCTACTAGAAACAAGGATTCTAAAAGAACTGGCTGCATCATCTACGATGAAAAGCATCAATACCTAGATACAGCCAATATGAATACCTTACGGTCTGGGTTAGGTAAAATTAAATGGGAACGTGAAATCACGATTACCACAGATGGCCATGTCAGAGACGGAATCTTGGATAAGGAGAAGGCAAGGAATCAGGAGATTTTAAGCCACTATGATCCAGATAACCGAGTACTAGTCAATTGGTTTCACATTGAAGAAGAGAATGAATGGAATCAGATGGATAAATTGGTGAAGGCGAATCCTTCATTAATCGATCCATCTTTTTCTTCGCTTCGATCAACAATTCAAAGAGAAATACAGAAGATGCCAGAGACTCCAGAATACTATCCGGAATTCTTGGCAAAACGATGCAATTTTCCTATCAGTGATCCAGAGAAAGCTGTTGCTGATTGGGATGATATTGTGGCCTGCACGAAGGCTCCTCCTTTTGATATAAATGATGGCATGACTTGTATTGGAGGTGTGGATTACACCAAGACAAATGATTTTGTGGGTTGTGTCCTGGTATTCCGCAAAGGACAGGACTATGCGGTTATTCATCACAGCTTTATCTGTGCAAAATCCAGAGACTTGCCGGCGGTGAAAGCGCCAATCGATGAATGGGTAAAGAATGGATCATGCGAATTGGTGGATGATGTGGAAGTGCCGGCAGATATTATTGCTGAATGGTTTGCGGATAAAGCACATCATTACAACATTGTTATGATTGGAATCGATGATTATCGGTTTAGTCTTCTGAACCGGGCTTTCAAAGTATATGGCTTTGATGCCTTTGATAAGAACAATAAGAATATCTGGTTAACCAGACGTTCGGACATTATGAAAGCGAGCCCAATTATTAATAGTGTGTTTATTAACCATCACTTGTTCGGATTAGATCGGATGATGTGCTGGTATACAAATAACACTAAGACAATCAATAAAGACGGAAACATTACTTATGGAAAGATTGAACCAAAGCTACGGAAAACCGATGGCTTTATGGCTTTTGTTCATGCCATGTGCTGCGTAGATGAATTGCCGGATACAGTCGATATGCCGGCAGTGAATTTTGGCACATATACATACTAGAAGGGAGGCAAAATGTCTGTAGTAACCAGCTTTTGGAAATTCATACAAGGCAAATTGCTTGGAAATGACCAATATACGGTAACATCAAATGATATTTCGGATTTCATAGACAAGAACAAATGGAATCAGTTGGCAATCTATGATTTTGCTCTTCATTCTGGGATCAATATCATCGCATATGCATTATCGAAGTGTGAATTCCGAACATTCCTATATGGGGAAGAAGTGAAATCAGAGGAATACTTCCTCTGGAATTATCAGCCAAATCAAAATGAGAATGCCTCGCAATTCATGCAGAAACTTGTCTGGTGTTTGATTTATAAGAATGAATGCTTAGTGGTTCCCACATCAACTGGGGACCTTTTAATTGCCGATAGCTTTGAACATACAAGGTATGCCTTATATCCGGATACCTTCTCGAATGTCGTGGTTTGTATGGAAGATGACACAGGCGTTTCTCATAGTTTTACATTCAAGAAGACATTCCGTATGAATGAGGTTTTATATTTCAAACTGAGCAATCGGAACATTACAAATCTCCTGGATCAATTGATCACTGATTATGACGAGCTTCTCAAAAGTGCCATCAATAAGTTCTATAAATCGGGTGGTGAGCGTGGAATCTTAACAATCTCTGGGAAGGCTCCACAGATAAATTATGGGACCAACAGTGATGGTACGCCGCGTACCTTTAACCAGGTTTACAACGAAATGATGAACAAGGAATTTGGGGAATACTTCAAATCTCCAAATGCCGTTATGACCCTATGGGATGGCTTTTCCTATGACACAAAGGGTGGAGAAGCAAATAAGAAATCCACTTCAGAGATTAAAGATGTGACTGACATCACGGATGAAATCTATGACAAGGTGGCGAATGCTTTACAGATTCCACCAGCACTTTTAAAAGGTGATGTAGCAGATGTTACAGCACTCACCAAGAACTTGCTGACCTTCGGCATTGATCCTCTGGCCAAAATGATTGAACGAGAAATCAATCGAAAGAGAAATGGTAGGGCAGTGCTGAGAGGGACAAGTTTAATGATTGATACATCGGGCATTTCTCATATCGATGCCTTTGATATTGCTCCTTCTGCAGACAAGATGATTGCTTCCGGTGGCTGGTCCATCGATGAGATTCGAAAGAAAGCAGGGGATGCTCCATTGAACACAGAATGGAGCCAAAGGCATTGGATGACTAAGAATTACACCACAATGGATGCTCTAGATGATGGAGGTACAGATCCTCCGGAAGATAAAACAAATGAATCTGGTGGAGAGGAGGATGAAGATGCCGAAACAGATGAAATTTAGGATGGAAAAGGAAACCGACAGTATTCCTACAAAACTTTATATCTATGACGATGTAACAGCGCAGGGCGACTTTGATTGGGAGACCTTTGAATATAAGGAATCAGAAACAAGCGCTAAGCATATCAGAGATTTGCTCTATCAGGTGCCAAGTCAATCTACGATTGAACTCCATGTGAATTCAGCAGGCGGTGAAGTTGGAGAAGGCGTGACTATTTATAACTTACTGAGGCAGAAGGCTAGGGAAGGATGCAATGTCATTGGTTATGTAGATGGCATGGCATATTCAGTAGCTATGGACATTATGATGGCATGCTCAGAGATTCATATGGGCTTAGGTACATCAATGTTTTTGCATTATCCATGGATGATGGCTCAGGGAAATGCAGAAGCACTTCGTGGCTTTGCAGATCAGTTAGATGCATTGGGAGATGCCAGTGTAGCTCTCTATATGGATCGAGCAAAGAATCTCCAGGAAGCTGACCTTAGAACAATGATGAGTAAAGAAACAATGCTTGATCCTGAGAATTGTAAAAAGTATGGGTTTTGTGACGTGATTGATTCATATAAGAGCATGAAACCAGAGGAATCTAAGGAACAAATTGATTCAGAACAGTTAAAACAGGATCTCATGAAGGCAAGGATGACTCGTGATGAGGTAATGAAGATGCTTCAGTCATTGAAGATACCTGAGCCAAAAGAAACAAATGATTTACGGAAAATGTTTATTGCTGCCGTTGATAGAGCAGCAGGGAGGAAAAAGTAAACTATGCCGATGTTAAATAAAGATATCGCAAAACAGAACAATACAGCCATCATCCAGAAGATTTCAGATGCCTTGAAGGCAAATGATGTTGATGGTGCAGCAAATGCACTGGATGAATTACAGAGTGCAGTAACAGCCAGGATTGATGCAGAATTTGAACAGTATAAAGACGTGAATGATATGCAGGTGCTGCAGAGTAGAGGCTTTCGTACCCTTACTTCTGAGGAAAATTCCTGGTATCAGAAGTTTATTAGTGCAGTAAGATCCGGTGCAAAACAGGAAATCGACAATATGAATGCAGCTATGCCTGTCACGATTATTGATCGCGTCATGGAGGATATGAAGAAATCTCATCCTATCCTGTCTGACATTTCCTTTGTCGATGCAGCAGGAGCAGTCAAGATTGTCATGAATGGCATTCAGATGGCTTCTAAACTGGGCGGATGGGGTCAGATTTCTTCTGCAATTACAACTCAGTTAAAGGGTGGTATTAAGAGCATTGATGTAACTGCTGCAAAATACACAGCCTACTTCTTAATTCCAAAGGATTTCGTAAAATTCAACTGGGGCTTTGCTCCAATGTGGGTTGACCAGTATATTCGTACTATGCTGGCAGAATGTGTAGCTTATGGCCTTGAAAAATCTATTCTGACCGGAAATGGCAAGGATCAGTTTATCGGCATGATTATGGATACAACAACTGCTACAGATGGTGTATATACCGAAAAGGCTAAGGTGGCACTCACAGACTTTGATGAATCCTATGTCAATGTCATTGCAGCTCTTGCTAAGGATTCCAATGGCGAAGACAGGGATGTTCCGGAAGTATTACTGGTAGTTAATCCTACGGATTATATTAAGAAGATTCGTAGAATCCAGAATACAGTTGTTTATGGCACAGGCAATTTCGATATGATTAATCATACATATCCTACAAAGGTTATTACTTCTTGCATGCTGGCAGAAGGCGAGGCTGTTGTAGGTATCTCTCGTAACTACTTTGCTGCCATGAATGGTGGTACATCTGGTATTATCGAATTCTCTGATGAAAATCAGTTCTTAGAGGATAACAGAATCTATACCACAAGAGTCTATGGTATGGGTAGACCGGTAGATAATACTTCGTTTGCACATCTGGATATCAGCGCAGTAGAAGCACCTGTATTACCTGTTAAGGTTAAGGGTACAGTAACAACGAAGGCAGCTGCCTAGTATTAGGAGGATAGAGCGTGGCGGATAATATGGATGAGATCATCCAGATGGTAAAGGATGATCTGCATATCAATACTACGCTTGATGAATCATCTGAGCGTAGATTGCTAAATGAAACGAAGGCTGGGATGGCTTACTTGAGAAAGTTTGCTGATTCCAGCCTTTCCTTTGAATCTGGTACGATGGCAGGCCAGTTGCTTTGTGATTATGTGCTTCGCGCAGAAAGCGGAGCAACTGAAACCTTTGCTGCAGATTTCAGTGATGAAATTGATGCCTTAAAACAAGAAAAGGATGCATCTGCGTATGCGAAAGTGATGGGCTATGATTCAACGACATAAGAGTAAGTACCAGGTATTTAATTCCGGTCTCGCTGACTGCTATAAGACCATTGATCGGAAAATCTGTGAATTGAAGCAGAAGGATATCCATTATAGTGATGCTTCTGTTGGAGAAAGGCGATTCTGGGATGCGTTTGTGTCAGGAATCCAAGTTGAAAAGGTTATCCGGGTTCCATATTACGCGAAAGTGGAGCATGGAGATTTGATTGTCATCGATGGCCGGCAATATGTCATTGCTCAGAAGGACTACAAAGACGATGTTAAACCAGAGTCTTGGGTGCTTTCTTTGCAGGCATCACCTATCGAATATAGGTTGAAAAATGGCTGATCATATAAAACCAGATCAATTTGGCGAGAGTATTGCTGGAATCTTAGAAGAATTCAAAAATGTCACCAATGAGTCGATGCGTGATGCAGTTGATTCCACAGCAAAAGATGCGGTGGACCAATTGAAAGCAAATGCTTCACAGACAGGAGCCAAACATCACTTGAGTGTGACAGGAGAATATCTGAAAGGCTGGACATCTAAGGTAACTTCAAATGATAGCAATCGATATGGCAGAACGGTATTTCAAAGAAAGAAACCGGGCTTGCCACATCTGCTGCAAAATGGCCATGGAGGTCCTGCACCAGCAAAGGCATATTCTCATATTCCTTCCGATGAAGAAGCGGAACAATTGATAGTTAAGAATTTAAGGGAGGCGATGAATAAGGAGTGACAAGAGAAGACTTTATCTCACAGATTAAATCTCTCAATATCTATTTTGATGAAGATCATCCAGACCATATTGAAGAGAAGAAAGTTGAATCCTTACAACCTCCGTTTTTAGAATTCGAATTCAATGAAGATGAGATTCGAGCGGATGGGATCAATTACTTGGAAATACAACGAGTAAATCTTCGACTGTATTCTGATTCCTTTACAGAACAAGCAGAGGATACCTTAGAAGGATTCTTTATCAACAATATGTTTGGGTTTAACAAAGCTAAAAGATTTGATAGCCAGATCGACTTGTATGAGACTGACTACGATTTAACCATATAGGAGGAAAAATGGCAGGAAATAATATTTATCATTATGACGTCCTCAACGCACACTATGTAAAAGGAGTGCGAAAAGAGGATGGCACAATTGATTTTTCAACAGGAACAGCCAAAGCATTGCCAGGTCTGATGAGCATGGATTTGGGTGCTCAGGGTGATACAAACGTAATTCGAGCAGATGGGATCAACTATATTGCTACAGTAAGCAATGAAGGATATTCTGGCAAACTGACGTTCGTCAAAATCCCAGAGGAATTTAAGGTTGATTGCTTGGGCGAAGTGAAAGATACAGCTACAGGAATTCAGTATGAAAATGCAGATGTAGAGCCTTCTCCATTTGCCTTAATGGGCGAATTCAAAGGCGATCAGGAACATATTCGCTGGATTTTCTATAACTGCATTGCTTCTCGGCCAAGTGCAAAGGGAGATAACAAATCTCCAATGAAAGATCCTGATACAGAAGATCTTACAGTTACAGCATCACCACTTCCGGCAACAATTGGTGCAGATACTGTATCCATTGTTAAAGGCGGTGTACTGAAATCTGACAATGAGACAACATATACCTCTTGGTATACAAAGGTTACATTGCCAGGTACAGCACCTACATCCTCTACTACCACAGGTGCTGGGCAGTAATGTCTAACGAAAAATTAATTGAAGTGGAAAAAGGCCGATTTGTTCTATTTAGAGCAACGGCCTTTTCTCCTATTATCTATAACCAGTTGTTTAAGGACCATGATTTCTTTAAGGATGTAGAAATCTTTTCTAACATGGCAACTGAAATTGAAACAGACGGAGAGGCAGCACAGCCTACGCGTCATTTCACGATTGATGAATATAAGCTATTTACAAGACTAGCATATTGCTATGCCTATCAAGGCATTTCAAAGGGACCATTCAGGACCAAAGAACAGGAAAAATTCTTGGCCGAGAATGCTGATCCATGGGCTTGGCTAGATACATTCTCACAATTCTCGATGATCACAATCTTACCTGAGATTGTAGACATGTGGCAGATTAACGAAAAGGCTCTTGCAAAAGCAAAAAACCAGCATCCCGCACCACCAGAGAAGTAAATGTTGGATTATATCTTCTCCGATGTAAGCAATTAGGGCTGTCATTCAAGGAGATAGATGAATTATCGATTGGAATGGTGTGGGATATGATCATCGAATCAAACAACGATTATTGTGAGTATCCAACAAAGGCTGATAAAGAACAATTTCATGAATTTTTAGGTAAGTAGGCTCTATTCAATAGGGCCTTTTTTAGAGAGGAGGATATCTATGGCATCCAGAATTAAGGGAATCACAATTGACATTGATGGTAATGCTACAGGACTAGATAAAACGTTAAAAGAAGTAAATAGTCAGATATCCTCAACTCAAAGAGAATTAAAAGACGTTACAAAACTATTAAAACTCGATCCATCGAATGTGGAATTGTTGCAGCAAAAACAGAAATATCTAAATGAAGCAATTTCTGAAACCAAAGATAAATTGGCAATGGAGAAAGAAGCCTTAGATACTGCAGGAAAAGATTCTGATTTTCCAACTGATAAGATGGATGCTCTTAAAAGAGAAGTCATCGAAACAATGCAGGAATTAAAGAATCTTGAAGACCAATCAAAGAAGTTTGGATCAGTTGCTTCAGAACAGTTTAAAGCAGCTGGTGAAAAGATGGAGAAGGTTGGCAACAAGATATCTGGCATTGGTGATTCGATGACTAAGAATGTAACGGCACTAATCGTTGCTATCGGTGCTGCCTCAACTGCAGCATTCAGCGAAGTGGATTCTGGCATGGATATTGTCACCCAGAAAACAGGAGCAAGTGGTCAAGCGTTATCTGATCTACAGCAGATTGTTAAAGATATTGCAACTGAAATCCCTACGGATTTTGATACAGCAGGCTCGGCGGTTGGCGAAGTAAGCACAAGATTTCATCTGACAGGTGATGCTTTAAAAGAACTTTCTACACAATTTATTGAGTTTGCCTCATTGAATAACACAGATGTGTCTTCTTCAATTGATACAGTTCAGAAGGCTTTGGTAGCATTCAACTTGGATGCTTCATCTGCAGGATCAGTATTAGATGCCTTAAATGCCACTGGTCAATCTACAGGAGCAAGTGTAGATACTCTTGCGGGAGGATTGGTTAGCAATGCAGCAGCATTTAATGAAATGGGCTTGTCAGCACAGCAAGCAATTGCATTCATGGGCCAAATGGAAGTGTCATCGGTAGATACTTCAACTGTAATGGGCGGGCTTCAGAAAGCCTTAAAAAATGCCACAGCAGATGGCATTCCTCTGAATCAAGCATTATCTGATTTGCAAAATACAATAAAAAATGGCAATGGAAGTGTAGATGGATTAACAGCTGCCTATGACTTATTTGGAAAAACAGGTGCGAACATCTATCAGGCAGTGCAGAATGGAACCATTGATTTTAATAATCTAGCGAATGCTGCAACTGATGTTTCCAGAAATGTGTCTAATACATTTAACGAAACCCTTGATCCGATAGATCAGTTTCAGACCACAATGAATTCTTTGAAGGAAGCAGGCGCGGATGTCGGTAATTCATTGGCGACAGTATTAATGCCTGCTTTACAGAATCTGGCTGGCGCAATGAAGGGATTTGCAGAATTCTGGGAGAAGATTCCTGCACCAATGCAGAATGTCATTGTCATTATTGCTCTTGTTGTAGCAGCAATTGGACCGGTATTATCTATCATTGGTGGATTAATCACTAATATTGGCATTATTACTGGTGCATTAGGCGCATTAAATCTGTCTATATTACCAATTATTGCTATTATCGGTGCTGTTATCGCAGTTATTATCCTGCTGATAGCAAATTGGGACACAGTGAAGCAGGTTGCTCAAGATTGTTGGGAAGGAATTACACAATTTGCCACAGATACATGGAATGCAATAACAGGTATCTTTTCTGCTGTTGGTCAGTGGTTTTCTGATCGGTTCAGTGATGCTGCAAACGGGATTTCCAATGCTTGGAGTGGTGTAACTACATTCTTTTCAAATATAAATTCTGATATTTCAAATACATTTTCTAATGTTGGATCTTGGTTTTCAGAGAAGTTTAACGATGCAGCAAATGGGATATCGAATGCATTTTCAAATGTCGGCTCATTCTTTTCAGGTGTATGGGACACCATTTCCAATGGTTTTTCTGCATTGAATCCTTTTTCATGGGGCTCAGATTTGATCAATGGAATTGCTGATGGTATCCAATCTGCAATAGGCGCAGTAACAGATGCTGTTGGAAACGTTGCAGGTGTTATTTCAGATTGGCTGCATTTCTCTCGACCAGATATTGGACCATTAAAGGAATACGAGAAATGGATGCCGGATTTCATGAGTGGTTTAGCAAAGGGTATTGATCAATCAAAATCATTGGTCACAGGTGCAATGTCAGAACTTAGTAATGGGATGGCTTTGACACCACAACTGGCCGGCACAAATACTGCTATATTAACCCAGAATCAATCGGGAACAACCATGACTGAAAATGGCGGAACAGGGGATATAACAATACCTGTTTATATCGGGAATGAACATATAGACACCATCGTAGTAAAAGCATCACAAAGAATCAATTACAGATCGGGTGGTAGATAAATGTTAAATAAATACATTAAATTTGATGGTGTACAAATACCTAATCCGATATCTTATTCAGAAGATTCGGAAGTGATAGAAAATCAATATGAAACTGAAGCAGGAGGTTTAAATGTATCTGTAACAAGATATGATAGGCTTCATGTTTCAGTTTCATTCAATGTTTCGTCTACGTGGGCCAAGAAGCTTAAAGCATTTAGTAAACAAAAATACGTTACAGTCAGTTTGTTTGATCTAACAGAGGATGATTATATTAATCATCAGATGATTATTCGAAACTTCAAATCCAATCTTATTGAGCATTCTGAATATTTGATAAGTACAAATGGTTTATGGAAGGTTTCCTTTGAACTGCAGGAGTTGTAATTAATGTATAACGTAAGTGAAGCATATAAGACTGCCATGAAAGAGGCGGTTCAGCAGTTCCGTATGAAAGGGACAATTGGAAAAGTATCTTTTGATGATTCGAACATTCTCAAATCATCCTTCTCTATAACAAACCAGTGTAGTGATAATTCATCAGTGCTGATTGGTCAGGTATATATTGGAGAATTAAATGCAACATTCATGAATGTTGATATACCTCGATATGCATGGAAAGGTTTGCAAATCACTGCATCTTGTGGACTAAAGTTGGCAGATGGCACTTTTGAAGATGTGCCAATGGGCATCTACACTATTGATGAAGCCAAGTGGACTCGATCTGGCATCGTTATCAAAGCGTATGACAATATGTCTAAATTTGATAAAGATTATGTTGATTCTCAAACTTGCGGCGAACTTTATGATTTGCTCATGCTTGCTTGTAAAGACTGTGGTGTCGAGTTGGCTCTTTCTAAAGATCAATGCGAAGTATTACCAAATGGTAAAGAGATTCTTTCTGTCTATACCGAGAATGATATTAGCACCTATCGGGATTATCTCTCATGGCTTTCGCAGGCATGTGCTTGTAACGCACTGATTGATCGTGATGGGAAGCTTACACTTAAGGCCTACGGGAATACACCAGTTGATAATGTCAGTGACCACAACAGGTTTACAGGTGGTTCCTTCTGCGATTATGAAACTATCTATACTGGAATATCTGTTGTGGATAGCCCACAGAAAAAAACAATGTACTATCACGTTGAAACGGATACTGGTCTGACATACGATCTAGGCACAAATCCATTTCTTCAATATGGTGTAAGAGATGCAAAGGATCAGCGATGCATGAACATTCTTGATTCGTTACAGGCAGTAAAATATGTGCCATTTTCTGTCTCGATGATTGGCTCTCCTGCGTATGACTTGATGGATGTATTGATCTTCAGTGATGGGCTAGCGGACAAGAACAAGATTTACTGCATGACGAAATACACCTTCAATTACAACGGCAGTTATGAGATGGAGGGCGTTGGATCAAATCCTCTCCTTTCATCAGCTAAAAGTAAAACGGACAAAGATCTTTCGGGGCTGCTTTCGAGTACAAAAGTCGACCAACTCATCTTCTACTCATATGTAAATGCAAGAGATATTAAGCTGAGTAAAGATGAAATTGTACGAATAGTGTCGATTACTTTCGCCACTTCTTCGGATTCTGCAGAAGTATCTATTTGGTGGGAGGCAAATCTAAACGTCAAGTTCGATGATGGCTACACATTCCAGGTCACGAATACTTCGAGTGCAGATCCATTATCTGCTTCAAACATAAAGATTGTCGCGAACCATACCAATGCAAAATGCAAAGTCTATTACTATCTGAATGGTAACCTTCAGACATATGAACCAATGGAAACATGGGATGAAGCTGGTATGCATACATTGCATCGCGCTTTTTATCTTGGCAGTTGCAAAGCCAATCAAACTTATACCATACAGGTATGTCTACAAATGCTTGATTGCACTGCATCAGCTATTGCTCAGGATGTGCATGCATTGATTACAGGAACAGGCTTAGCTGGAACAGTTAAATGGGATGGAACAATCAGTTTTGAAGAAACATTCCCGTCGATAGAACATGTGAACCCGAATATCCTTGTGGCAAGTTTCAAAGATTCTGCAAGTGTAGGTATAAATGCAGTTGATCATGTATCGTCATTTGCCGAGTCTTTCGCGGGCATTACAGTGATGAACAATGTTCTAGTAGCTTCCTTCAAAGATTTATTTGAAGCTGCTGCGGTTGTCACAAACTTTACACTTGCAAAGGATAGTCATAACCCTCAATATTCCAAATTTGTTGAGATCAATTACAATGGCGCATTTACATTGAAGACAAGTGGATACATTTACAGAGGAATAGCGGTAGAGATTGATTCTGGCTTACTTTCTGAATTGGATATTCCGTCAGATGATTTTTCTGACATTACGGAGGTAACTTATAAATGAGTGATTATCTTTCTTTAGCGGAGTTGTTAACGGGTATTGAGAATGCAGACCATGTTGTAAACAACACAGCGCATGATGATGACACAGTCACGATTGCGACTGAAATTGACTGGTTTAAGTTCAACAGTAACGTTGTATCTAATATCTATGCTTCAGGTAACTCTTGGGTAGGCATTGGCGCAAACAGTGAATCAAATTGCATTAAAGTAAATCGCCGTGATACAAAGTTATGGGATCTTTGGACTGAAACTGGCAATATCGGTGATACAAAAAAATTTCGGTATTATCGATGGAGATGGAGTGGGTATTCCTACTACAGTAGTACAAGTGATAACACGAAGTTAGTGTGGGACTGTGTACTGTTTGACAATGGGACTATCTATCTGAATATTGTAACTTGGCCGACTTCATATGCCGATGGGGTAAACTCATTGGAAGCTACATCTTCCTGTTCATATTCTCCAAGTTCAACGATCCTGCAATTCACTTTCACACGAGGTGATGACAATGGAACAACATGGTCAGTTCAAAATGGATTGATTGAGCCTGAATATTCTAGGATACTATATCTATATTCAGATCAACAGAATTTTGTGTATTCCTATTCAAGTGCTGATCAAATGATGGCCAAAATATCGGACCTCACTAAAGACAAACTGACTGCACAGAATTTCATCGACCATGGAATTACAGAAAAGGCACCTTGGAGCGCGATTAAATCACATCTAACACACCCGAAAATACTGAAATGGAAAGATGGCAATATAGAACAAAATATATATGCTGTTTTGTCGGGCACACCAGTTCCACAACTAATTCAGTCTGTGGCCAACCTGGGTTCTATAACAATCAAAGGCATTAAGGCTATTACATCTGTTTATGAAGGAAATGTCAGTGTTTCATATAGTTATGACAATTCTGCATGGACAGATTTTTCAGATATGGCCACGTTTCTGCAGACAGACGTAGCTGCTCTGTACAATGGTTTGACGGCTGAAAAGAAGATCTATTTCAAGATTAAGCTGAATGATGCACAAGCATCATTCACAAATCTCGTGATGGAATATGTAAATTGAGGGGGAGTAAGGATGTTCAAAGGGCATACAACCATAGAACTTACCAACGTTCATAATGGTAAAACACAAAAAATCGAATCAGACAATATGTTCACCAATGCACTCGCATCACACATAAATGAATCTGGCATCGTTGTGAGTGGGTGTAGTGTATATCAAAACTTTTTGCCGATACAAGAAAACGCAATACGAGGTGTTCTACTCTTCTCAGATAAACTGGATGAGTCTGCGGATAACATTTATCCCAAGACAGCATTTATGGCACATGCCGGGAATGATACAGGCGTAGGTTCTGATATACATAAAGGTGCCTATAACGAAACGGAATCTAGCCCCATCACAGGGGGATATAAGTATGTTTGGGATTTCACTACATCTCAAGGGAATGGAACCATTGCCTGTCTT